AAATAGCACCAGACAAATCTTGGACAAAATGTTCATCTGGTGCTTTTTTTAATTTTGCACTAAACAGCAATGGTACTCTATGGGGTTGGGGGAGAAACAATTCATATGAGTTGGGAAATTCAACGACCGTAAACCTTTCCAGTATGGTACAAATAACAAGTTACACATGGAATGATATAGCTTGTGGACCATATTATTCGATAGCCATAAAGTCCGATGGTACATTATGGTCATGGGGTGCTAATGCTTATGGTCAATTAGGTAATAACACAACAGCAACATCCACTTCACCAACACAAATTGCAACAACTTATTGGAATAAAGTCTCTACAGGAAACTCTCACGTTCTGGCTTTAAAAGACGACGGAACTATTTGGTCGTGGGGTTATAATGCTTATGGTCAATTGGGATCAAGCAACACAACAAATAGATCAAGTCGAGTTCAAATCGGAACAGATTTGTGGAAAAAAATCTCCTGTGGTTATAATCACAGTATAGCCATACAATCTAATGGCACATTATGGGCATGGGGATATAATGTCTATGGTCAACTAGGATTAGGCGACACTACAGACAGATATAGTCCAGTTCAAATTGGATCATCAAACCAATGGGAAAACGTTGTATGTGGATCATATCACACAATAGCAATAGATAGTAGTGGAAAAGTTTTTTGTTTTGGTTATAATGCTGTTGGTTGTTTAGGTTTAAAATCATCAGGTTTACAGGCATCAAAATTAGATTACGGATTATAAAAAGATGACAAAATATTACGGAATTAAAAGCAACTCTAACTATGTCATCAAAGACGACGGTACATTATGGGAAATTGGTAGAAGTAGAAGATATAATACATTAATTCCTGCTAAAATAGGCAATTCGACTGATTGGAATAAATCTTTTGGCGGTCCAAGAACTACAGCATTCATAAAAAACGATGGAACCTTATGGACTTGTGGTTATAGTTACACCAACGCTTTACAGAATAACTTAGGATTAAACACAACAGTTAATCAAAGCAGTCCTTGTCAAGTCGGGTCTAGTTTATGGAAAACTATTGGCAACGGCAGTTATTTTATGGAGGGTATCCAATCAAATGGCACTCTTTGGGCATGGGGTAGAAATGACTGGGGTAATTACGGAGGAGGATCTCCATCAGGAACACCAGTACAAGTTGGCACCGTTAGTAATTGGTCGAAAGTTGCTTGTGGATACACATATTCATTTGGTATACGTGACGATGGTTCATTGTGGGGTTGGGGTTTAAACAATGATGGTATTAGATTAGGTTTAAACACCACGGCCGCAATGTCCACTCCTGTGCAGATAAAAACAGGTGCGTGGACAAAAGTTGACACATATCATAAAGGTTATGCTGGTGCTGCATTAAATTCTGATGGTACTCTATGGGCTTGGGGTAACGGCGGTAACGGTAGACTTGGTTTAGGTGATGTGACAAACAGATCAACACCATCTCAAGTGGGAACTTCTAATAATTGGGTAAAATTCTCATGTGGTTATTTTCATACAGCAGCGATTCAATCCGACGGAACACTATGGATCTGGGGTTCTAACAACTACGGACAATTAGGTTTAAATGATAACACGAATAGATCCAGTCCGATCCAAGTCGGCATGTCAAACGATTGGAATGAAGTTTCTTGCGGATACAACCATACAATAGCACTTAAAACCAATGGCACAATATGGTCTTGGGGACAAGGATCAGTTGGAGCAGTTGGTATAAACACCGTGGCCAATATTGTTAGTCCTATCCAAATTGGCAATTTATCAAATTGGGCATCAATTAGTTCCGGTGACTATCACAGCACAGCAATAAATTCAAATGGTGAACTATACTCTTGGGGTGGAAGCCCAAATTTTGGTCAATTAGGTTATGATTCAACATCATATCGATCTTATGCAAACCAAGTAGGTTCTGCAAATAATTGGTCAACATTCCCAGTGGGTTCACAAAACGTATCCTGGTCTTCTGTACTGGACACATCAGGAACACTATACATATTTGGCGATAATACAAATTGGGTGCCAAATTACCAATGTGCTGTCTCATACGGGTATTCAGTATATTCTAACAATGCAATAGGTGATGGTCAATTTATTTCAACACCAACTCCTATTGCAACAAGTGTAACTCAAGCTTCTATTGGTGGTGGTTGGGGTGTTTACACCAAAACAGACGGAACATTGTATGGTTGGGGTGTAACTTCTTTCGGTCAATTAACTGATGTAACAACACCTTTTGTACAACCTGCAATATTCAGTCCGTTATCAGTAAAAAGTTCTGCACCTGGCACTTCACACAGTTTAGTATTAAATAGTAATGGAACTCTGTGGTCACATGGTTTAAATTCTTATGGTCAATTAGGCACATCAAATCAAATTTCTAGTATTAATCCACAAAGAGTAGGCACATCAAATAACTGGATTGAAATTGACGCAAACGTTTTTCATAGTGCAGCTATAGATTCTGATGGTGAATTGTTTGTATGGGGCAACAACTCATATGCACAATTAGGACAAAATAATATAATTGGAGTCAATCCTAGTCCATTATTAATTGGTAATAGTATTGAATATTGGAAAGATATTCTTGCAACTGGTTTCCATACCGCAGGCATACAATCCAACGGAACACTTTGGACATGTGGTTACAACAGCAAAGGTCAATTAGGTACAACAGATTTAACAAATAGATCAACTATGGTTCAGATTGGAACCGCTAACAACTGGTCACAATTGACTGGGGGTTATTTTCATACAGTTGGTTTACAATCCAACGGAACACTTTGGACATGTGGTTACAATAACTCAGGACAACTAGGCTTATCTGACACAACAAATAGATTGACAATGGTTCAGGTTGGTAATCTAAGTGATTGGTCACAAGTTGCTGCAGGTTACTATCATACAATGGTTATAAAAACCAATGGATCACTATGGTCTTTTGGAAGAAATCAGTACGGACAATTAGGCCAATCTAACAATGTTATACTTTCCAGTCCAGTTCAAGTTGGCACATTAACCGATTGGAGTCAAATTTCTTGTGGTTATCAACACACTCTAGCTATCAAATCTAATGGTTCTTTGTGGGGTTGGGGTTACAATTTAGTCGGACAACTAGGTTTATCTGATACAACAAGTAGATATAGTCCTGTGCAAATTGGTGCACTGAGTGATTGGAGTCAAATTTCATCCGGACAAAACCACAATGCGGCCATTAAAACAAACGGAACTTTATGGACATGGGGTTACAATAACAGAGGTCAATTAGGAACATCAAATCTGACCAACAGATCAAGTCCTGCTCAAGTTGGTACTGATTTGTGGAAACAAGTTTCATGTGGTTATCAACACACAGTAGCAATACAATCTAATGGTACATTATGGGGTTGCGGTTACAATACACAAGGACAATTAGGTCTATCAAATTCAACCAATGTCTATAGTTTTGTACAAGTGGGCGGATTAAACAATTGGAAAAAAGTTTCGGCCGGCCTAAGACACACCGCGGCAATTTTGACAGATGATACGGTAATGGTTTTTGGTTTGAATGGTAATGGACAATTAAGTCAAAATAACGGCAACACCGTTTACAATTCTCCAGTAACTTTAGGATGGAATGCACCAAAAAATAATTGGTCAAAAGTGTCGCTTGGCCAATTTCATTCTTTTGCTGTTAATAGTGGTGGTACTTTATGGGGTTGGGGTAACAACTCATTTGGCCAACTGGCCAAAAATAATGCATACACACAAAGTATTCCTGTTCAAGTGGGTAATGAAACAAACCAATGGAAACAAGTTGAGGCTGGAATAAGCTTCAATGTAGCGATACAGTCAAATGGTACATTGTGGGCATGGGGTTCTAATGCTAATGGCCAATTAGGTTTATCTGATGCAATAGATAGGTCTAGTCCAACACAAGTTGGTGTATCGAGTATTTGGAATCAAGTTTCTGTATATAATCAATCCGTTTTAGGAATACAGTCAAATGGTACATTGTGGGCATGGGGTTCTAATGCCTATGGTAATTTAGGAACAAGTGATACAGCAACCAGATATAGACCTGTACAAATTGGTGTACTTAGTAACTGGAGTCAAGTCTCTGAAGGATCTTGGTTCACTTCTGCTATTAAAACTGATGGCACATTATGGACATGGGGAAATAATGCCCAAGGACAATTAGGGTTATCTGATCTAACAAATAGATCCAGCCCAGTACAAGTTGGTGCAGACACCAATTGGAATAAAACTTCTAGTGGTTCACATACCTTAGCCATTAAAAATGATGGCAGCCTATGGGCATGGGGTTACAATAACTATGGTTCACTTGGACTATCAGATACGACAAATAGATTGAGTCCAGTACAAGTTGGTGCAGACACCAATTGGAATAAAATATGTGCATCCAATCTTTCTTCTTTCGCCATTAAAAATGATGGAACACTATGGTCTTGGGGCATCAATAACTATGGCCAATTAGGATTAAACACAGGATCACACATATCAACACCAACTCAGGTAGGAAGTTTAACAGACTGGAACAATATCGCCTCTGGTAATGAAATGGTTTTAGCAACAAAAACTGATGGCACTCTTTGGGGTTGGGGTTTAAATTCATATGGTGTATTGGGGCTATCAGATACGACAAATAGATACAGTCCAGTACAAATTGGTACATTAAGTAATTGGGTATATCCATCATCGGGGTGGTCTGCATATGGATCAGTAGCTATCAATTCAAATGGTTATCTGTATGCATGGGGTAACAACTCATATGGACAATTAGGTCAAGGAAACCAAATGCACCTAACTACACCAACACTTGTTGGTGGTGGTTACGTTACTGACTTATCATCAATCAATTCTGGTCAATTTCATGCTACTGCTATCAAGAATGATGGTACTCTTTGGACTTGGGGCAACAATTCATATGGACAACTTGGTTTAAGTCATCGAACACACATCTACAATCCAACTCAGATAGGAACATCAAATGGTTGGTTAAAATCATCAGGTGGATCACAACACAGTGCAGCAATTAATAGTGGTTATCTATATACATGGGGTAGCAACTCATATGGACAATTAGGACAAAATAACCAAACACACTATTATAGTCCAGTTTTAGTTGGTGCTCAAGCACTAACATATTCAAAAGTAACCTCTACAGGATATACATCATTTTTAATAGATTTGTCCAATAGATTATTTGTTACTGGTGGAGACAATTCATTAGGAAGTTTTGGTGTCGGTGATTTAATAAATAGATCATCACCTATTCAAGTGGGTGTTCTGAATAATTGGAAAAGCGTTTCTGGCGAAGCAGCTACAAATATAGCAACAAAAACTGATGGCACTCTTTGGGGTTGGGGTCCAGCTGGAGCATATCAATTTGGTTTAACTCAAGGTGCCACATCAACACCAATACAGATCGGAACATATTCTGATTGGTCAATAGCTTACAATGCAGGAAATGCGTGTTTTGCATTAAAACTGGATGGTACTTTATGGACTTGGGGTACAGGAAGTCAAGGCCTTAGTGGATTGAATACGTCTAGTCCTTGGACAAATGGTTATATGCCAACGCAAATCGGAACAGACACCGACTGGGTCCAATTTTCAGCTCGTGATGCTGCGTTTGCAATAAAAAGTAATGGAACTTTATGGGGATGGGGTAACAATGCTTTTGGTAAATTACTAACAGGTGATCTGACAAATAGATCAACTCCGGTTCAAATTGGTACAGATAGTAACTGGTCTCAAATAGTTGCTGGTTATGGTGCAACAGGTCTGAAAACTGATGGTACATTATGGGCTTGGGGTATAAACACATATGGAGCTCTGGGAATAGGCAATGTAACTTTTGCATCATTTCCAACACAAATAGGAACAGAAAGTAATTGGGCAAAAATTTCAGGGCAATCATCTTCAAATATTTTTGCTATTAAAACTGACGGCACACTATGGACTTGGGGTTACAATAACTATGGCCAAATTGGTGTATCTGATCTAACAAACAGATCCAGTCCAGTACAAATTGGAACAAAAACGGATTGGGTGGATATAGACGCAACATCCGTTATTAGTCCAATAGCATTAGATTCTTCAGGAAATGCTTGGGTATGGGGGTACAATGGTCAAGGTAAATTAGGCCAGAACAACACATTAGCATCAACATACTATGCACCAGTAATACTGGGTTACGGACTTTACACCAACTGGTCACAAGTTGTGTGTGGATATAACAACACACTTGCAACACAATCTGATGGCACATTATGGGCATGGGGAAACAACTCATACGGTCAACTTGCACAATCAAATCAAACACATTATTGGATTCCAACAAAAGTAGGAAACCTAAGTAATTGGTCGTCAGTACGCACAACATCATCTTCAACATTTGCTTTGAATAGTGAAGGTAAATTGTACTCTTGGGGCAGAAATGATCTTGGCCAGTTGGGAAGATTGTATGCTACAATTTATTCACCAATTCAACTTGGAACAAAATCTAATTGGAGTAAAGTTGCAGCTGGTACTGCACATTGGTTAGGAATTGATAGTAACAATACTCTATGGGCACAAGGTAATAACTCATTTGGTCAGTTGGGTGTGTCTGACATAACACACCGTTCATCACCAACACAAGTCGGAACATTATCCAATTGGTTGCAAATTGCTTGTGGTGATACCTTCTCAACAGCTCTAAAAACAGATGGCACATTATGGGCATGGGGAAACAACTCATACGGTCAACTTGGTCAAGGTGATTATACACACAGATCAAGCCCAATTCAAGTTGGTACTATAAATAACTACATTAGTTTGTTTGCACAATCCAACACAATTCTGGCAGAACTTGCATGACCTACAATTATCAAGGTTCAAATGACCTAAGAAACCGATATATGTCCAAGTCTCTTTTCAAGACGAGTGGAAACATATGGTCTTGGGGTAACAATGGAGTGGGTCAACTAGGATTATCAAATACCACCTCATATATCAGCCCAATTCAGTTGGGAACAGGTAATAATTATATAAATTTTGCTGTTGGTGGAATACATTCATTATTAGTAAAGTCTGATGGTACTTTGTGGTCATGTGGTTACAATAACTATGGACAATTAGGAACATCCAACACCACAGGTTATTATAGTCCTGTAAAAGTAGGAACAAACGGAGTTTGGAGTAAAGTTGAAGCTGGATATGAATTTAGTACAGGAATCAAAACAGATGGATCTCTTTGGTCATGGGGAAGAAACCAATCTGGACAATTAGGACTATCAGATAGTACAACTAGATACAGTCCTGTTCAAGTTGGTTCATTAAATAATTGGAGTAAAATTTCCACTGGTTTATGCCAAACGTATCCTTCAGTTGTTGCTATCAAAACAGATGGTACATTATGGGCATGGGGAGACAATAGACTAGGTGCCGTAGGTGCTAACACAGACACAACTTACATTTCTAGTCCAGTACAAATTGGAACAGAAACAAATTGGTCGGAAATTTCATGTGGTTATTCAGCAGTTTTAGCCGTTAAGACTAATGGAACACTTTGGTCTTGGGGATATAATCCATTTGGTTCTTTAGGAAATAATAGTGACACAACAGTTTCATCACCTATACAGATTGGAACATTAAGTGATTGGTGCAAAGTGTCTTTTGGCACCCTTGCTGGATATGCAATAAAAACGGATGGCACTCTTTGGTCTTGGGGTTGGAATAGTAGAGGACAATTAGGTCTATCAGACATGACAAATCGTTCATCACCAACACAAGTAGGATCATTGACTAATTGGAATAAAGTACATTCATCACTTTTCTCAGTATCTTTTATAAAGAATGATGGAACTATGTGGGCTTGTGGATATAATGAAAATGGTCAATTGGGTTTATCGGATACGACCAATAGATATAGTCCTGTTCAAGTCGGCACAGACACAAATTGGAATCAAGTTCGTAACGGATCACACGCTATGGCATCTAAAATTGTTTACTAAGGAAAATCAATGTTATACACATTATTGAAAAATGAAAGAATTGTAACAGGACCAAGAGATTGGAATCCAAGATACTTCGAATACTTTATACAACAAGATTGTGGTATTGAAACTTCTTTGCCAAACGATCCTATTGTTGAACCTATAATTTTATCGGATACGGTAAAACTATTACCTACACTCGATGAAACTCCTCCAACAATTAATCCGTTATTTGAAACTTTGGTTGGACCAAAATTTAAGTATGGTGGTTCAGGTGAACCTTCATACACAGTAACATATGAAACCACTGTCACTAATATAAATGAACTTGGTGAACCAATAGAGGAAATTATTGAACAAACAAATACACAATATAATAATTATATTATGTATTATGATGCTGAGGATTTGTCAATCAATACAGCAAAAAACAATCTAAAACAAATTGTGGCCAACAATCGTTGGACAAAAGAAAATGCTTCAATTGATCGCCAGGTCGGTCCTTATAATTTAACAATATATACTGATAGAGGTTCAAGAACAGCCTACACACAAGCACTTGTTTTTGCAACCGACACCTATTCAGCACAGTGGAAATTTCCTCAAGGTTTCGTAACACTTAACAAAGCCGAATTACAAACCGTTGTGGATGAAGTTGTTGATTATGTACAATCGTGTTTCGATTGGGAATCGGATAAAGTATCTGAAATTGATAGCAAAACAACAATCGAAGAATTGGAACAAATTATATTGGAGTAATACATGCAACAGATTATTATGTGTGATGGATTTTATAGTGATCCACACCAGATGAATACATTATTTTCATCATTAGAGTATTCAAAAAATGAGAACTTTATTCAAGGACAAATTTGTCCTATGAACTTTGCTAATGAAGATATGCTTCGCCAGATGGAGTATTACACAAACGTACCAGAAAACTCATATGAGTTTGTACAAAATTCTGGTACGTTTGTAATTAACACGCAACAAGATTTACCATTACAATCAGTATGCACCAACTTTCCTGACTTAATGACACAGTGGGTTGGTATTGTTTGCTTGAGTAAATCTGAGCAACCACATTTTTTAAAATTCTATAAAAACAATAAAACTGGTTGGGATGAAGTTCCTAATAACCAAGCAGAATTTCAAAAATACAACATCAATTCATATCAAGATTTTGAAAACTTCATACAATCGGAAAACCAGGATTGGGAAAACAAATGGCAAGAAACTACCAGAATTGAATTTGGTTTCAACAAACTTATTTTGTTTAGACCAGGTATGTTCCATTCTTATAGTGATGTTTATGGTGACACAAAAGAAACTGGCAGACTATTACAGTTTTTCTTTCTCAAACCAAAAGTCGTCCAGGAACAACAATAAATAAGTCATACAATGTAATTTGATTGAAAGGTCATTATGGAAAAGATTCACTTTATTTCTGGACTACCACGTTCAGGCACAACACTACTTTCTTCTATTCTTAACCAGAACCCTAAGTTTCAAGCATCTGTTTCTGGTCCTTTGGCAAGATTCACAAGAGCCGTCATAGAAGAATCACAATCACAAGGTGGTTATCGTTTTCAGTGTGATGCTGAGAAACGCAAAGAAATCATACATTCGATTGCCGACACATACTACAAAGATTCAAAACCAGTAGTATTTGATACCAATCGTGGTTGGACTTACTTTACACCATTGCTTGCCGATCTTTATCCAAAGGCAAAAACAATCGTTTGTATTCGTTCTATTCCATGGATCATCGATTCGTTTGAACAACTATTTGCTAAAAACCCATACGATGTACCACTGATGTTCCCAGAAGGTGCTGGTGTTTCGGTATATACTAGAGCACAATATCTAACTAGTGACGGTGCATTTATTGGTTTTGCTTACAATGGTGTTAAACAGGCATTGTTTGGACCAAAGAAAGAAAACGTTATGATCGTTCAATACGATCAACTGGCAAAGAATCCAAAACTGGTAATGAAAAAACTGTATGAGTTTATTGGTGAACCATGGTTTGAACATGACTTTGAAAGTGTTGAAGCTTCATGGGACGAATTTGATGCCGACATGAACATTAAAGGTCTACACCATGTACGTCAAAAGGTGGAGTTCAAGAATCGCCAAACAATTCTACCACCTGATCTATTCAACCATCTGGAACAGATGGACTTTTGGAAACACATGAAGTAATATGATGACCGAATATGATGCAGTAAAGGTCACTATTGATGTATTTGCACGTAGTGATCTTCTTGATGAACTGGTAGATTTTCTGGAACTGTTTGAGAATAAGAAACTTGTCCCATTAAATCTACTTGGTTACGACCTTTATTTCTATGGTTACAATAAAGCCAAAAAGTTTATTAAGGCAATAGAATACGGTGAGAAGGCCTTAGAACTGTGTGAGGACACCCAGCAAAAAGTGGCAATGTCTGCTAATCTAGGTAAAGTATATTTGAGTGCTAACAAACCAACAAAAGCTTTGGAGTGTTTTGAATATATGGCAAATAATTCCGATATTGAAGATGAAATGATGTTGGATTATTCAGCTGCATTGTTTGCTTGCAACCGTAAACAAGAATCATATGAGATCGTTAAAAAATTGGAAGAAAACATTTGGAAGTTTGATTCTAGAACATCAGACTCTATTCTTTTCAATAAGGGTGTTCATCTAATTGCTGAAGGCAATTTCAAAGCGGGTATGGATCATCTTGCCATTGGCCGTAACCTAAATGTATTCGGTTCATATTCTAAGGTAACCGACGGACTACCAAGATGGGATGGAAAACCACAACCAGGTAAACATGTGTTGTTTGTTGCTGAAGGTGGTATTGGTGATGAAATAATCAACATTCGTTTTGTAAAAAAAGTTGTGGCCATGGGTATAAAGGTGTCTTTGTTGACAGTGCACGGCATTTCTTCAGTTTATGACCATTTGCCGTTTGATAAAAAAATTACTCAGAAAGATTATAAGAAGTCTGATTATGACATGTGGACTCCAATGATGGATTTGCCACACACACTCAATCTTGACTTTGAAGATTTGTGGGATGGTCCTTACCTTCAAGCAAAACCAGAATATATAGAGAAACACAAACTTGATGGTAAGTTCAAAGTAGGACTTCGTTGGTCTGGCAATCCAAGATATGACCACGAATTGCATCGTACAGTTAATCTATCAAAGATAATTGGAGCAATGCCAGAAGGCAATGATTGGTCATTATATTCTATTCAACGTGATGTTGGTATGGAACAACTTTCAGACAATCAAAATATAGTTGACCTAAGTAATAAGTTAGAGTCATTTGAAGATTTATTAGGCGTTATACATAATCTAGACTTAGTGATTACTTCTTGTACTTCAGTGGCACATGCTGCTTGTGCAATGGGTAAAAGAACAATCATTATGATACCAATTATGGAATACTACACTTGGGCAGAAGGTAAACATAACTCAAGTTTTTATGGTGATAATTTACGATTGATTCGTCAGGTGACGCCAGAGACTTGGCAAGAAGCATACGATGAATTGAAACTTGTTCTGAAGGACATTGAATGAAAAAGACTATTGGATTTGTGACGGCTGGTTTAGATTTTAATGGTAACACCGTATATGAGAAAGCACTAGGTGGGTCAGAATCTGCTCTCATTTATATGGCAAGAGAACTTGCTAAACTAGACAACGAAGTTACCGTTTACTGTAACTGTGATCGTCCAGGCATCTACGATAGTGTTGAGTATCGACCGATTCAAGCATACCTAGGTGACGAGAAATCACAGTTTGATACTCTGATTGTCAGTCGTTTCACGGACTTCCTTGCTCTGCCACTAGACACAAAGATGAACATTCTTTGGTGTCACGACATTGATACAAATAACTTTAAGGATGCTCTGGGTGTTGCGGATGGAGTATTCTGTTTGAGTGATTTTCATAGGGATCTGTTCAATGAGAATTATAAACTAGAACCAAAAGATTGGATCTGGAAAACTTCCAATGGTTATGATCAAACAATCGTAACTAACCCACTTCCTTGGGAACAGAAGAAAAACAACTACATCTATTCATCACGTCCAGAACGTGGTCTGAAGTTATTGCTTGAGAAGATTTGGCCAGAGATTCTAGAGAAGAATCCAGATGCAGTTCTTCACATTTGTGGTTATGAGCATACACTTGGTCGACCTAAAGAAATTGAAGAACTATATGCCGAGATTGATGGTATTTTGGAATATTCAAATAATGTTCGTAAAGTTGGTCATTTACCAAAACAACAATACTATAAATTGTTGGCATCATGTGCTTACATGGTTTACCCAACAGATTTCCCAGAAATTTCTTGCATCAATGCAATGGAAGCACAGTACAACAAGTGCCTGATCGTTACTTCAGATAAGTTCGCCATGTCAGAAACGGTCAAGACTGACACGAAGGTTGATGCTGAATATGGTTCAGATGAATATGTGCAGAAGTTCTTGGCAATCCTTGACAAGTATCAAGGCGAAGTATATGAATCAGAAGTTACCAAGGGTAAAGAACTAATTGAACCATACTCATGGGAAAATGTTGCTAAGACTTGGAATTCTTACATTGACAATATGTTTCAAGATCGTTTTAAAAAGTACAAAGACAAGATCATTGACAATCTTGTTTACCATTCCGACATTGTTGCAGCATGGAAACTAACTGGCGACCAGAAGTATCGTGATATGCTTGATAAGGCAGAACACGATAACATGTCATATAGTGATTTCAAAGAATGTAATTGCAACGAAGATACTTATCTAAATGGTCGTAGTGAAACTTTAATTAAATTGGTTGAAAACATACTTAACGATGATCCTACCAAAAAACTAAACATTCTCGACCTTGGTAGCAATGATGGCATTTTATCATTACCTTTGATGAAACGATTCTCACCAAACATCGCATCAATGACAATGTATGATGGTTCAGAACCAGTTTTGAAACATTTAGAGAAAAACTATAAGAACAAGTATCCACAGATTAACTATGTCTGTGATAATGTAATCAATGTTACAAAGCATGGTTTCAAACCAGATATTGTCATCATCGGCGAACTTCTTGAACACATTGAACCAACAGTACAATTTCTCAACATGTTGATGAGTCTTGCTAATGAGAACACCCTATTCTACTTCACAGTTCCACGTGGTCCTTGGGAATTTATGAAGAAGGATAACAAAGAGATTCACCATGTGCATCACTTTGAGTTGAATGATCTAAAGAAAATCTTTGCCAACGTCAATCTAAGTGTTGCAACGGCCAACGTTAAAGTTAAGGGTCGCCGTGGTGAGCCGTGTGATAACTGGTTATTCTGGTTCAATGCATCTAAAGATGATGTTATTGAATTTAATGAACCTGATTACCAAGACAAGTGGTTGAAGTCTCGTCCATACAAGACTATCTCCTGTTGCATGATTGTCAAGAACGAAGAAGATAATCTATCTCGTTGTTTGAAGTCAGTAACAGACTTTGCTGATGAAATCGTTATTGTTGATACTGGTTCAACCGATGACACCAAACGTATCGCATCTAAGTTTACCAACAAAGTTTATGACCTTGTTTGGGAAGAAGAAGATGGTCTTGGCAACTTTGCTCGTGCAAGAAACTATTCTGTTGATCAAGCATCTGGTGATTTTATCTTCTGGATTGATGCTGATGAACAACTGGAAAACGGTGAAACAGTATTCAAATTCTTGTTAAGTGATTACTATGATGGTCTACTGTTCAAACAGAAACAATGCATGTCTGTACAATCACATAAGATGGGTATTAATGTTGATGTGATGCATGACCGTTTGTTCAAGAAGTCTGCTGGTATTCGGTTCACTGGCGTAGTCCATGAATATCCAAGTAAGAATGATAATGACTTCCTTGGCGACAAGATGTTCTGGCAAGATTATGCATGGGTTCTACACTATGGTTTAGCAAATCAAAGTTTGTTGAAAACCAAATCTCTTGGTAGAAATGCTGACCTGATCTACAAGAATGTTCGTGTTTATCCAGATAAGATATTTGCCAAACATTATATACTTGTCGATTACTGGAGTCAGTTTATTACTGGTCATCCTAATCCAAATCTTGGACTATTAGAGCTTGGATTGAAGTATTGGCACGAAGTTCTCAAACCATCAGGAGACGACTGGACGATTCGCCTATCTATAGGTGTAGTACAACACTTCTATTCATATTGTGCAGTTAACGGCATCGCTTGTAAAGGTAAGTTACCAGAAAAGGTTGCTTTCCAAAATCCAAATGATGGTCAAGTCATTGAGTTCTATGTTTTGGATCCAGAAGAAGAAACAGAACTATTCTTCAAATATTTGAGTACATTTAAAAAGTCTTTAGATTAATGAAAATTCTAATTATGGGATTGCCAGGGTCAGGTAAAACTACCCTGGCTAAAGAACTACAAAAACAACTGTGTGACATTGGTTGTGGTACTGTGTGGTTTAATGCCGATGATGTGAGAAAACAATTTGATGATTGGGACTTTAGTTTACAAGGTAGAATAAACCAAAGTAAACGAATGAGGGAACTTTGCGACAGTACAAATTGTCAAATACAAATCTGTGATTTTGTTGCACCATTACAAGAGATGAGGGATATATTTGATGCAGATATTACTGTCTGGGTTGATACCATTTCTCAAGGCAGATTTGAAGATACTAACAAAATGTTTGTTCCACCAGAAAAATACAATTTTAGAGTAACGGAACAGGATGCGGTGCGTTGGGCAGATATAATTATTCATGGTATAAATATCCAATCATAGGAGATTACCATGTCGGCCATAACAAACAGAACAGATTTTAAAAATTATTGCCTACGTAGATTAGGTGCGCCGGTCATTGAACTCAATCTGGACGATGAACAAATTGAAGATCGTATCGATGACGCACTACAATACTGGCAAGATTACCATTTTGATGGGTTACAGAAAGTATATTACATCAAAGCAGTACAACAACAAGATATTGACCAAAAGTTTTTAGACTTGAGTACCGTTACAGATGCTCAAGATAATCCAATGGAAATTGTTGGTATAACTAGAATCTTTCCAATTCAAGATTCGTCAACATCAATCAACATGTTTGACCTAAGATACCAACTGCGTCTGAATGAATTGTACGACTTCACCTCTGCATCCTACATCAATTACACATTAACCCAACAACATCTACGTTCTTTAGAGTTGATGTTCACAGGCGAAGTTCCTATACGGTTCCAGAGACATATGCAACGTCTGTATATAGACTGGGCTTGGGGTGCATCTGAGGCACCTGTCGGAACAATCGTTGTTGCTGAATGTTATGCCTCTATCAACCCTGACGTTTACGACAAGGTGTGGAATGACCGTTGGTTGAAAGAGTATGCAACCGCACTCATCAAGAAAAACTGGGGCAACAACCTCAAAAAGTTTTCTGGTCTACAATTACCAGGTGGTGTAACACTCAACGGAGATAAAATCTTCGAAGAAGCTGAAGCAGAAATCAAACAGTTGGAAGAAGAAATGTCTACCAATTATTTCGCACCACTAGAATTCTTAATGAACTAATATGGCAACTTCATCATACTTTAACAATTACGGATCAAGTGCCGAACAAGGCGTTATAGAAGATTTGATCGTTGAATCCATTAAGATAATGGGTTTTGATGCTTATTATCTTCCAAATGATAACGACCAAGCAAGAGACTTATTGTATGGTGAAGATCCAACCAAGAAGTTTCAGTCAGCATTTATAATAGAGATGTATCTGTCCAATTCAACCGAATACATGGGTGAAAAAGACTTCTTCTCTAAGTTTGGTTTGGAAATTAAAAACAATGTAAACGTTATTGTTTCTAAGAGATCCTTCTCACAAAGAGTACCAAATGCAAATATAACAAGACCACGTGAAGGTGATCTTGTTTTTGTTCCTGTATTAAATGGTGTTGGTGAACTATTCGAGATAAAGTTTTCAAACCAGAATAAAGATTACAACATGCTTGGTAGAAAAGTTCCATATTTCTATGAACTGGAACTTGAAAAATATAGATACTCACAAGAAGTTATCGACACTGGTGTTCCAGAGATTGATGACATTGTTACCAATTCTGCATACACAATTGATCTTATCACGGATGAAGGAACTGGTTTCTATCAGAATAAAGAAATTGTTTTCCAATCTCCAGACAATACTGTAGCTAATGCTGTTGCAACAGGCACAGTTCAAGGTTGGACTCCATCAGCAAATACACTGTCTATATCAAATGTGTTCGGTGAGTTCTCTAATAATATGGTTATCATTGGTGCAACAAGTAATGCACAATACTCATTACATACATTTGATGCCATAGATGTTAATGTTAAGAATGAAGCATATGACAATAAACTAATTGAAACATTAGCTGCATCGGTAAGAGACAATACTGACATTAACCCATTCGGAACAATCTAATGGCAAGTACATTCTACAATAGAATCATCCGAAAAATGGTCGTTGGTTTTGGCGACCTTTTCAATAACATCACATTGGTTCGATACAACCCAGACGACACAGAACAAGAACGTATGGTTGTTCCTTTGGTGTATGCTTCGAAAGAAGATTATGTTATGCGTTTGGAAGAAGATCCTGATGCTAACAAAAAGATTCAACTAACTCTACCAAGAATGTCATATGAGATGACAGGAATGAGTTATGATTCTTCGAGAAAACAAAATACCAATATCAAGAACTTTGCCAAAACAGCATCAGGAGTAGTATCACAATACAATCCTGTGCCATACAACTTTGATTTTTCGCTGTATTTGTATGTAAGAAACATTGAAGATGGTTCTCAAATCTTTGAAAGAATTATGTCACACTTTACACCAGATTATACCATTAAGTTGAATCTGGTTCCAGAAATGGGTATAGTAAAAGAAGTGCCAATCATATTAAATTCTACCGATATTCCTGTTGACTTTGAAGGTAATCGTGACAGAGACACCAGAATTATTATCTGGACATTAAACTTTACAGTCAAGGGTTTCATCTTTGGTGCCGTTTCTGATGCAGGTTTAATTACACATTCAATTACAAACGTACTGACAAACATAACACCTGCTGATAGTGTCAATTTTGAAATGAATCTGGCCACAGGTTTTGGTGATTATCAATCTAACGAAATCGTATACCAAGGTTACTCACATCTAACTGCTACAGCAACAGCTAAAGTTGAATCTTGGGATGGAGAAATACTTAAGTTATATGGTATCAATGGCAACTTCATATCAACTAAACCAATAGTTGGTGCAGTAACAAATGCTTCATACAAGTATTCATCATATAATATGGATCCAGTAAAATTGGTTCAGATTGATGTTACACCAAATCCACCTACAGCAAATGCTGATAGTGCATACACATATACAACAGTGATACAGGAGTTTGGCAATTAACATGAATGATTTTGACAATAATATGGCAAAAATTTTTGACATTGAACCTTTAACAAGTAAAATAGAATCTGATCCTCAGGTCGAGGAAGTTAAGTTACCTGTATTATCCAATACGGAAGAACCCGACCTGAAATCAGATTTAAATGCAGCATACGAAACATCCAAGAATAACTTGGTGAACTTTATCGACCAAGGCAAAGATGCTATGGAAGAACTGCTTCTAATTGCCAAAGCAGGTCAACATCCTCGTGCCTTTGAAGTATTTGCTACACTATTAAAGAACATGACAGATGCTAACGATAAACTTCTGGACATGCAAAAGAAGATGCGTGAAATGGATGGCAAAAAGGCAGCAGTTGGTGATACTAATATTGACAAGGCCATTTTTGTTGGAAACACATCTGAATTGAATAAGATGTTAAAAGGTAAGGAATGACTTATCACGTACACCATATAGTACCAAAACATATTGGTGGAACAAATGAACCATCAAATTTAGTACGTTTGTCTGTTAAAGAACACGCAGAAGTGCACAAATTGTTGTGGGAAGAACACGGCAGATGGCAGGATTATTGTGCTTGGAAATCTTTAAGTGGACAAATAACATGTTCTGAGGCCACAAAAATGGCCCAATCACTGGCTAATAAAGGCAAAAATAATCCCAATTTTGGTAAGACAGGAAATAAAAATCCAAATTATAAAAATAGAGGAAAAGACAGTCCTTTATACGGAAAAAAACAGTCAAAGGAAACAAGTAATAAAAAAAGGTTATCGTTAGTCGGCCGTTCATTTGAAGATTTGCACGGTAAAGAAAAGTCGGAAGAAATAAAAAATAAACTCAGAAAACCTAAAACAGAAGAACACAAGAAAAAATTAAGCAAACCAAAACCTAAAGTTATTTGTAGAATATTCGATAGAAAAGAAATGTCTTTAGGTAACTTCTCAAATTGGTTAAGAATGTATAATAATGGTAGGAAAAAACGATCAATATGACAACATATGATTTGAATTCCAAAGACTCGTATAGGGACAACCCGTTACTAAAGAAAGCGGGTGTAGATGTAAAGTACACACAAGAACAACTGGATGAATATATCAGATGTTCTGAAGATCCCGTATATTTTGCCGAAAACTACATCACCATCGTAAACGTTGACGTTGGTCTAATGAAGTTCAAGATGTGGGACTTCCAGAAGGACATGATTAAGGTTTATCATGAGAATCGTTTTTCTATCACAAAATGTCCACGTCAGGTAGGTAAGACAACAACATCCGTTGCATATTTGTTGTGGATGACGATCTTCCAAGATACACAAAACATTGCTGTTCTGGCGAACAAAGGTTCTCTGGCACGTGATATTCTTGCCAAATACCAACTGGCTTACGAAAACTTACCTATGTGGTTGCAACAAGGTGTTGTGACATGGAACAAAGGTAATGTAGAATTAGAAAACGGTTCAAAGATTATTGCGGCATCAACCTCAAGTTCAGCTGTTCGTGGTGGTGCATTTAACTGTGTATTCCTTGACGAATTTGCGTTCGTTCCAAATAACATCGCAGAAGAATTCTTCAACTCAGTTTACCCAGTTATTTCATCTGGTAAATCGACAAAGATTATTATAGTTTCTACCCCAAACGGCATGAACCTGTTCTACAAGTTATGGATGGATTCCATCAATAACAAGAATGGTTATAAGAACTTTGAGATTCACTGGTCACAAGTACCGGGTCGTGATGAGAAGTGGAAAGAAGAAACAATCCGCAACACCTCAGAACGACAATTCCGGCAAGAGTTTGAAACTGAGTTCTTAGGTTCTTCAAATACACTGGTATCTGGTTACAAACTGCAAACAATTGCTTATAGGGAACCTGTGGCCGTTCATGATCACATGAAGATTTATGAGCATCCTGTCAAAGAAGGACACGGTGACGCTAAATCAGACCACCTGTATTGTATCTGTGTTGACGTATCTGAAGGTAAAAATCTTGACTATTCAGCATTTCAGGTTATTGATATATCTCAGACACCATATAAACAGGTTGCATCATATCACAATTCAGCAATAACACCAATTCTATTCCCAACAGTCATCTATAATGCCGCAAGGTACTATAATGATGCATACGTTTTGGTTGAAATCAACAACAATCCACAAGTTGCTGATTCATTACATATAGATTTTGAGTACGAAAACCTGTGGAAAATATTTACAGGCAATAAGAAACCACAACAATTAAGTGGTGGATTTGCCCGTGGTATTCAAATGGGCCTAAAAATGTCACCTCAAGTTAAGGCAATTGGGTGTTCTAACCTAAAAACCCTAGTTGAAGGCGACAAACTTGTTATTAATGACTTTGATACTTACTCAGAACTTACCACTTTTGAACAACAAAAGAACTCTTTTGCAGCTGCACTTGGCGCAAATGATGACTTGGTAATGTCTTTGGTTATATTTGCGTGGGCATCAACACAACAATACTTTAAAGAAATTGTAAACCACGACATTCGTAAACAGATTCAACTGGAAAATATGAACCAGATTGATGATGAAACACTGGTAACACCAATTATAGATGATGGTTTAGACCATGAATTTATGGTTGAAGGTGGTGACATATGGGAATCAGCAAACGGCGGAGAAACCTATGCTGGTTTTATTAGAGACTTAATGAGGTAAAATGTAAATCTGATGGTTCATAAATATCACTATGGTATTTTAACTGCCAGAATAACATTATAAAATAATCAAGGAGACAAAATGGCATTCCAACTCTCTCCAGGCGTAAATGTATCCGAGGTTGACTTAACCACAGTCGTACCTTCGGTTCTTACAACAGCTGGTGCTTTCGTAGGTGCTTTCCAATGGGGTCCAGCCAACAAAAGAATTCTTGTCGATAGCGAAGTAACTCTAGCTAAACGATTCGGTACACCGGATTCCAACACTTACACCTCTTTCTTCACCGCAGCAAACTTCCTATCTTACGGCAACAATCTTACCATTGTTCGTGCTGTAAATGCTAACTGTACTAATGCTCAGGCAAACTCTGCTGCATTGTATGTACAGATTGCAAATGAAGATCAGGCAGAACCATTTCTGTTAACCAATAACGGAAACGTTAACGGCTCGTTTATGGCTCGTTATCCTGGTGCTTTAGGAAGTTCACTATCTGTTGCTGTTTGTGCTAACACAGCTTTGTATTCGTCTTGGACTTATTCAAACTACTTCACCGGTGCTCCAGGAACATCAGCTAAAGTTGCTGACGTTGGTGGTGCAAACGATGAAATCCACATCGCAGTTGTTGATGCTGGCGGTCTGTTTACAGGCGTCAAGGGTACAGTGGTAGAAACATTCCCATTCGTATCTAAAGCTATTGATGCAACAAACGATGACGGTTCAAGTAATTACTACAAAAACGTAATTTACCAAAAATCTAAGTACATCTATGCTGTAGATCCTATCGACTACACATCGGCAGTTAATACATGGGGTAAAACTGGTGCTAACACCAATTTCTATGTATCAACTACAAACCAAGTAATCAACCTTGTTAACGGTGTTGATGAACAACCTACAAATGCAGATATTGTTGTTGGTTACGATCTGTTTTCAAATCCTAATGACGTAGATGTTTCATTGGTTATAACAGGTAACGCAAACACTACTGTTCAACAATATGTTATCGACAATGTTGTTAACACCCGTAAAGATGCTGTTGCGTTTATTTCGCCACCATCTTCTGCTGTTGTTAATAATGCCGGTGACGAAGTTGCAGATATCCAAACCTGGTTGACAGCACTAGCAAGACACACATCATATGCATTTGCCGATTCTGGTTGGAAATACCAGTTCGACAAATACAACAATGTTTACCGTTATGTTCCATTAAACGGTGATACAGCTGGTCTGTGTGTTTATACTGATTCGGTTCGTGACGCATGGTTCTCACCTGCTGGTTTCAACCGTGGTTCTATCAAGAACGCAGTTAAGTTAGCATGGAATCCAACACAAACGGATCGTGACTCACTGTATAACGTTGGTGTAAACCCAGTTGTTTCTTTCCCTGGTCAAGGTGTAACCCTGTTCGGTGATAAGACACTTCTGAATAAACCTTCTGCATTTGATCGTATCAATGTACGTAGATTGTTTATCGTTCTAGAAAAGGCAATTTCTACAGCATCTAAGTTCTCGTTGTTTGAATTCAATGACGAATTCACACGTGCTCAGTTTGTTGCTTTAGTGACACCTTTCTTGCGTGATGTTCAAGGTCGCCGTGGTATCTTTGACTTTAAGGTTGTTTGTGATACTACTAACAACACACCACAAGTTATCGATAGTAACCAATTTGTTGGTGATATTTACATCAAACCTGCTCGTTCAATCAACTACATCCAGTTGAATTTCGTTGCAGTAAGAACTGGTGTTGATTTCACTGAAGTCGTTGGTAAGTTCTAATAAATAATTCAACGATATAGGAGAATCAAATGGCATTCAACGTAGCAGAATTTAGAGCGAACATGATTGGTGACGGTGCACGTCCTAATCTATTCCAAGTAACTTTAACATTCCCATCGATTGCTGCTAACGGAACTGTTGCAGGCCAAAAGGCTACATTCATGGCCAAGTCTGCACAGTTGCCAGGTTCAACTGTAGGTATTGTGCCAGTTTACTACTTTGGTCGTGAACTGAAGTTTGCTGGCAACCGTACCTTTACAGATTGGACACTGCAAATCATTAACGATGAAGATTTCACAATCAGAAATTCTTTAGAATCGTGGATGAACGCAATCAACAGTCATTCAGGTAATGTGCGTAATAGTGGCGCTGTTAACCCATCTTCATACTCTGTAGATGCAACAGTATCACAATACAGTAAGTCTGGTGAAATTATCAAGACTTATAAGTTTGTTGGTATGTTCCCAATTGACATTGCACCAATCGATTTGGATTGGGGTTCAAATGATACAATTGAAGAATATTCAACCACATTTGCCTTCCAATACTGGGAATCAGATACAACTTCGTGATATTAATTTGTGGAGGGAACTTCGGTTCCCTCTTTATGTTTCTTTGATTTAATCATACTAGGATAACATGGCATCTCAAAATAAATTCTCTCTCTTTGGTTTCACTATTGCCCGAAAAGATTCTGAACAAGAACAAGTTGGGCAACAGTCGTTTACGCCGCCGTCTAATGACGATGGCGCATTAACTATCCAATCGGCCGCTTATTATGGGACATATGTTGACCTTGACGGAACGGCAAAAAATGAAGTAGAACTAATTTCACGTTATCGTGAAATGGCAATGCAACCAGAAATCGAATCGGCAATTGATGACATTGTAAACGAAGCAATTTGCCAAGATGATGATGGTAAGATTATAGAAATTGTTCTGGATGACTTAGATCAACCAGAAAAAATTAAAAAAGCAATCAAAACAGAATTCCATAATATCTTGAGACTATTGAACTATAACAATATGGCTCATGATATTTTCCGCAGATACTATATTGATGGTAGAATGTTCTATCACATCCTAATCGATAGAGAACACCCTGCGGCAGGCATTAAAGAATTACGTTATATTGACCCTAGAAAATTACGCAAAGTTCGTGAAATCAAGAAACAGAAAGATGAGAGAACTGGTGCTGATATTGCTAAGGTAGTCAATGAGTATTACATATTCAACGACAAGGTAGTATCTGGATCTTCTTCCAACTATGGTCCTGTCGGTGTACGAATCACAACAGATGCAATTATATCCGTAGTCTCAGGACTCATGGATTCTCGTCGGGCGGTCGTTCTGAGTTATCTGCACAAAGCTATTAAACCACTCAATCAGCTTCGTATGATTGAAGATGCAACGGTCATATACCGTATTTCACGTGCACCAGAACGCCGGATTTTCTATATTGACGTTGGCAATTTACCAAAATTAAAAGCAGAACAATATCTGCGTGATATCATGGTCAAGTATAAAAACAAACTTGTCTATGATGCTAATACAGGTGAAGTACGTGATGATCGTAAGTTCCTTTCAATGATGGAAGATTTCTGGTTACCTCGCCGTGAAGGTGGTAAGGGTACAGAAATCTCTACACTACCAGGTGGTCAAAATCTGGGTGAGTTGGAAGATGTTAAGTATTTTGAAAAGAAACTGTATAAGTCATTAAATGTTCCAGTTTCTAGACTTAACCCAGAAACATCAGGTTTCTCTCTTGGTCGCACAGGCGAAATTACCCGTGACGAATTAAAATTCTCCAAGTTTGTTGATCGTTTACGCAATAAGTTTTCTGATGTTTTCAATCAAGCTCTACGTGTTCAATGTGTACTAAAAGGTATTTGTACCGCTGAAGAATGGGACGAATTCAAAGAGCATGTTCATTACGACTTCATTAAAGATAATAACTTCTCGGAGTTAAAAGATGCAGAGTTAATGAACAACAGACTGGCATTGTTGGGTGCAGTTGATCCATATACCGGTCGTTACTTCTCTCAAGCATGGATCCAAAGAAATGTTCTTCGTTTAACCGATGACCAGATCAAAGAGATGCAAGTGGAGATTGATGAAGAAAAGGCCGAAGGTCTTGGATTACCAGTTGGTGTTACAAACAATGTGGCACAAATGTCTATGCAACAACAAGTGGCTGCTGACCCAGAACAGGGTGGTATGGATCCACAAGATCAACTGGATGCAAAGAATAATCAAACACAATCAGAAACAGTATCATTTTCTAAGTTAAAACAAATACTATAAATATTCCAATAATCTCGGAGATTAAAATGACAGCAAGAAACATTATCGATTACGCATACAACGACCAAGGTAAAGAACTACGTGATGCTCTTTACGCTTCTATCTTTGATAAAGTTAATACACACATTGAGCAAAAGAAGATCGAAATCGCTCAAGGTCTAGTTGCACAGGAACAAGCATCGGTTGCCGAAGCAAAAGAATGTGAATGTGACGATGACGAAAAAGAAGATAAAGAAGAAGGTCATGAGGACGAAAAAGAAGATAAAGCAATGATCAAGAAAATGGTCAAGAAGGATGCTTTAAAGACTGAAGAATTAAAAGGCGACCAACACAAGATTGACAAGAATAAAAATGGCAAAATTGATGCGGACGACTTTAAGAAACTGCGTAAAGAAGAAGTTGAAGAACTTGACGAATCTACACGCAAGCACTTTCAAATGGTTGCCGATCTTATTAAATCGCATGAAGATCACGACAAGCGCAAGGAACTGGCACAACACCACGCAACAGTGTTTGCACTACAAAACCCACGTTTTGATCGTGCTAAGTTCATGAAGGCTGCTAACGTACAAGAATAATATGATAACTTATAAAGACTTTCTCGCAAATAAGAAACAATCTATTCAGGAACAAACCGAAGAGGTTGTTTCTTGCGAACCAGAAATTTTAGAATTGGAAGAATTGCCAAATCTCCTAGGAGAGGCGGTTAAAGAGAACCATGGTGAAACTATGGATCCTCCTGCTATTCTTATTATGCGTAGAAAGTCTGTAAGGCAGTATCCTAACAATCAACGAGTTGCATTGTATTATGTTGACAAGATTAATAAATATGTAACCGTACCTTATACTGCTATGCAATGGTCATCTTCCGGTGTTGCAGAAGAAATGGACAACAACATTGTCCTAACTCTGCAAAGTATTGTTGAAAGTGGAAAATCACAAAATTTCATTTTTAACAATGGAGACAATATTAACCTGAATGTCAATATTGCTGAGACAACATTGAAGTTATACAATTCTATCAGCAATGAGAATAGAATTAAATTAACCGAAATGGCCAATGAAAGTAAACAAGGGTTTTATAAAGTTTTGGACTTTGCAAAGAAAAACTTAAAATAGGATTTAAAAAATGGCAAACATATTTACATATCAGGTAATCAAAGATACCACAGAACATGCAGTCATTAAGTTGACTGGCAGATTTGATGGTACAAATGGTCAAGAAGATAATGCTTCTCGTATTGCAGCAAACACACTTTATGGTGCTCTAGACGCAAACAGTGTACCATTAAGAACGGCACTTAGTGTTAGTAATACAGCTCTACCATACTATGGCC